CAACGAAAAACCCACTATACGTATACTAGATCGTATACGTATGTGGTACCGCGTTTACTACGGTGTGAATATTAAGACAAAGCTGTTCAGAGCTCAACGAATAGTGCGTACCCTTATGAGGTCAACACGAAAGATTGAGATAAACAGTGACTCTTAATAAGTGCACTGCTAAAGGGTAAGCATACTTCAGTAAAATTCCTCAGAGAGGACATTCTGATTAAAAACCTGAATTGCTTTTCTTAATAGATTAATATTAAATTTACGTGACTTGCACCACGATAGCTGGGAAACCAATAAAGTATCCCAGTTGCGCGTCTTCAGCAGCCGCGCGGTATATGGATTTGTTAGTCACAGTGGATGAATTTTCACTCCATTGCAACGCCATATACGAAACTAAGTTATATAGGTAGCCAGTACTAACCTTAGTTGTACTATCTACATCACAAACATTCAAGCGACTAGGATTGTTTGTGTATTGAGGCAATAACACCTCGATGCCATTTGGGCTTTGTACGAAAATGGCTGGATTAGCTGTGGTCATTGTTCCAGTCGCAGAAGCGACCCCAGGCTTAGTCCAAATGTTACTAATATTCGCAGAACTATTAGTAAAACCAGTAGCTAAAGTAGTACCTGCATACTGCATAGTACAACTAGCACCAGCTTCCATAAGATCAAAGATCTGTCGACTATAGTCTACTTGACTAAAGACGCTATTAGAACAATTGATGGAAATACGCATACCTCCACGCGCCAGGCCGTAACCTGCTGCAATGAAGCTATACATGTCTCCCATTACGCAACCGTTTGTCAAAAGAGTGGTTGCGGTTCTCAAATATCCAACTCCCCATGGATACATCCTAAAGCCAACACAAGTGTCCATAGTGGCTCGGTCAAAATAGCATCTGCTATATCTAGATATGAGTTGCTTGACACTGGTGAACTTTTCACCAATGCTATATTCTTCAATCATAGGAATTGTACTAGTGTCATTACCAATGACACCTACTGCCTTAGTATTCGGTTTATCACCGCTCTGAGGAGTGTAAGGAGTTAGAGAAGGATTATTAGATATTGCTACCTCAAAATCCTCGGCTCCGGCATAATATACCAAAATATCAATGCTAGAGTTGACAGTGTTAGGAGCTTGAAGAGTATTCAAAACCCTAACTTGCAGAGTGCCCATATCGAGATCGAATTGCTGCCAAGCACTTTGCAACATATATGGAAGTGTCATCTCAACCTCAGTGACCTCACGAATATCAACAATAGTTCTCATTGAATAAACGGATGTCGCATTGGTGGGATCAGTTCCAAGAGCAGCTTTTGGAGACCACGTAATAAGCAATCTCCCAGAATGATAATCAGTCTTAACAATCTTAAAGATAACCTTAATACCACCACGATACCGCCCAAAGGCATTAGTAACGTAGGCAAAAGGTGGAAACGTACGATATATAGCAGTAGCTGGTGTACCCAAGCCATTGCTATACTGATTGTACAATAAAAGAGGTCCCACCGCTTTCTTATATAAAGAATCACCAACATTTGCAGATGTAGCAAAAGTAAATGTGGTAAGGTAGGCGGGGATACTTTTAATATAATTCCAAGACATCTCATCAATATCAGTGCCTGCAAACCCTGGCAGGACGCTAACAGAAGGATCAGCAGTAATTGAGAGAGGTTCTGCTTGAGAAGTCCCCTCAGAATTACCAAAGTTGTGGAAAGGACGTAAAACCATAAACTG